GCCGTACTACGAATGGGAGTAACCGCACCGTGGCCGCCGCCGACCTCGACGCACGCTTGGCCGGGCTGTCCCCGGCCGAACTTGAGCTGCTCGAAGCCGAGCTGGCGGACCGGCTGTGGCAGAAACGGTGGGGGAAGTGGACGCCGTACCCGTGGCAGGTGCCACCCGACCACATCCCCACGCTCGGCTGGTGGCTCCAGCTCGGCGGCCGAGGCACCGGCAAGACCGACGGCTGCGCCCGCTACATGGTCGCCCACGTCAACGGGCCACCCTGCGACCCGCGCCTGCCCGGCGGCCACCGCATGGCCATCGTGGCGCCGACGCAGGGAGACGCCGTCGAAGCCTGCGTCAACGGGCCCAGCGGGTTGAAGGCCCACGACCCCAGGGTGCTGCTCAGGACGACCGCGGGCGGGACGTTCGCGCGCTGGCCGTCCGGCGCCGAGGCCAAACTCTTCGGCAGCCACACCCCCGACGACGTCGACCGGCTCCGGGCCGGTGGTAACCGCTGCTTGGTGTGGATGGAAGAGGTCGCTGCGCAGCGCCGCCTGAAGGAAGCGATCACGCACTCGGAGATGGGTCTCCGTATCGGGCCGAACCCGCACTACATCGGCAGCACAACGCCGAAGCCGCGCAAGGAACTGGTCGCGCTCAAGGCCAGCCCGAAGGTGATCGTCACACAGGGTCGCACCCGGGACGCGATTCACCTGCCGGAGGAGATGCGCGCCCACCTGATCGCCAAGTACGCCGGGACCCGCATCGAGGCGCAGGAGCTGGACGGCGTGCTGCTGGAGGACATTGAGGGCGCGCTGTGGTCGTGGGCCACCCTCGACGCCGCCCGGGTCGGGGCGGCCCCGCCGATGGTGCGCATCGTCGTCGCCATGGACCCGGCCGCCACCTCCGGTGACGAGGCCGACGAGATGGGCATCGTCGTGGCCGGGCTCGGCACCGCGTACCTGCCAGACAAGAACGGCTTCCAGAAGCGGCACGGCTACGCGATCGATGACTTGTCCGGCCGTATGCCCCCGATCGAGGCCGCTCGCCGGGCGGTTAAGGCGTACCACGAGCACAAGGCTGACGCGATCGTGGCCGAGGTCAACAACGGCGGCGAGTGGATCGGCACCGTTGTGAGGCAGATCGACCCGACCGTGAACTACCGCACGGTGCACGCCAGTAAGGGGAAGGCCACGCGGGCTGAGCCGGTGGCGGCCCTGACCGACCAGCAGTCCGCGCACATCGTCGGCAGCCTCCCCGAGCTGGAAGAGCAGCTGACCACATGGGTCCCGGGCGACGACTCCCCGGACCGGCTCGACGCCTACGTGTGGGCCCTCACCGATCTCATGCTCGCGCCCGCGGGCAACCTCGCCGCGGTCGCCTAGGAGGACCACGTGAGCCACTACAGGAACCGAGCACTGAGCCGAGCAGCGGAGAAGCGCGCCGGCCTCGACGTGCTCCGGGACCGGCAGCCCATCACGGTCGCCTCGATCGGCGGGCAGCAGTCCCTCACGCTCGCCCTGGACGCCGAGGCCCGTGGCTACGCGAACAGCGCCGTGGCGTACCGGTGTGTGGCGGCCATCGCGGACAACGGGTCGTCGGTGCCGCTGGTGGTGCAGCAACCGGACGGCACGCCCATCGAGGGTCACCCGATCGCGCACCTGTTCAACAAGCGGCCCAACCCGTTCATGTCGGCCCGCGCGTTGAAGTCGCTGGCGTTGCAGCAGGCCGAGTTGGCCGGGCAGTCGTTCGTGTGGCTGGACCGGGGTGAGACCGGGCTCGGCCCGATCAGCGAGATCCACCTCGTGTTCGATCAGGTCGATGTGGTGGTGGACAAGCCGGTCGCGCAGCGCCCCACCACAGCGAACATCGTCGGGTTCATGATCCGCAGGGCGGACGGCACGCAGGTGCCGGTGCTGCCCGAGGAGATGCTGTGGCTGCGCTACCCCCACCCGTTCGACCCGTTGGGCTGCCTGGCCCCGTGGAAGGCCGCGCGGCACGCCGTCGACATGGACGCTTACGCCCGGGAGTGGCAGCGCTCCAGCTACGCCAACGGGGCCCGTCCGACCGGCGTCGTCTACCTCGGCGACATGGGCGAGAACGAGTTCAATCAGGTCAAGGCGTCGTGGCGGTCGTCGATGCAGGGCCCGGAGAACGCGGGCAAGACCCTGCTTGTGCGCAGCACGCCGGGCGGCGGGCAGAACGGCAGCAAGGGCATCGGGTTCGAGCGGCTGACGTTCACGCCCGAGGAGATGGCCTACCTCGAATCCCGCATGGCCAACTCCGCCGAGGTCATGCTCGCGTTCGGTGTGCCCCACGACTACCTGTCGGCCGGCACCACGTACGAGAACCGGGCGGCGGCGAAGGCCACGTTGTGGTCGGACACGATCAAGCCGAAGCTGGAGATGATCGCCAGCGACATTGACCGGCTGCTGCTGCCGAGCGACAACGAGGAAGCGGCGTTCGACCTGTCCGGCGTCGAGGCGCTGCAAGAGGCGCAGGACTCGGTGGCCAACCGCACCCGGGCCTCGGTGTACTCGGACACGTTGACGATCGACGAGGCGCGCGCCGAGCTTGGATACGACCCGCTACCCGACGGCATCGGCGCCAACACCTTGACCCCGTACCGGGCGCAGTTCGCCCCCGTGCAGGGCGCGGCCGGCACCGACGAGGCCCGCTCGTGGGACGCGGACTTCTCCCGTCTGCCGCGGCCGACGCCGGACGTCGGGGCCGTCGTCGAGCGGGCGGTAGAGGCTGCGCTCGCGCGTCTCCTCGGCGGCCCGCCTCCGCAGGTCGACGCCCGTCCGACGCCCCGTCTGGCCCGAGCCGACGACGCCCCGTCGTCGCCGTCGCTGGCCGACATCAACACCGCCTACGACGAGTTGGAGCGGGCCGGGCGCCGCGCGGTGCAGGCCCTCGCCCGGGAGCAGCGGGACCGGGTGCTGCGCGACTTCGACCGGCTGATGAAGAAGCCCGAGCGCAGCGCCGCGTGGCTGGAGGAGACCCGCGCGCACGCCTGCGCCCTCGCCCGCGAGCAGTCCCTCGTGCTTGCTCCGCCCGACCCTGAGCAGGTGCCGGCCGCGCGCCTGACCGACATGGACGTGGCGTCCGGCCCGGAGGGGTGGGAGGAGCGCATCCGGCTGCGGGACTTGTTCGACGGCCGGTACTGGCGGCGGCGTACGGGTGAGTTGCTGCGGCCGTTTGTTGAGCGGGCGTGGAAGCGCGGCGGTGCGTCCATCACGGGGTCGTTCGACCTCAACGAGCCGGACGTGGCGAGCGCGCTGGACGACCGGATCGAGGAGCTGGCCGGGCAGGTCACCGCGACCACGGAGCAGGTGCTCAGGTCGCAGGTGCTCGCGCATGGTGTTGCCGAGGGCGAGTCGGTGCCCGAGCTGCGCGCTCGGTTGCAGCGGGTGTTCGCGAACCTGTCCGACTACCGGGCCACGATGATCGCCCGCACGGAGACCGTCGGCGGCTACAACCAGGCGTCGTTCCTGGCCGCGCTCGACGCCGGAGCCACGCGGAAGACGTGGCTCGCCACGGCCGACCAGCGGACCCGCGAGACGCACCGGCAGGAGAACGGCAACACGGCTGCGATGAACAAGCGGTTCACCCTCACGAAGTCCCGGTGGCCGGCGGATCCGACTGCCCCGGCCGCGCAGTCCATTCAGTGCCGGTGTGCGCTGACCTTCGAGTTCGAGGAGTCCTGACCATGGCCAAACCGACCGTGGGACGCATCGTCCACTACGTCAGCCGGGGCACCCCCGACGGGGAGTACCCCAAGGCGTGCCGGGCCGCCGTTGTCACAGAGACGCACGGCGCCGACTCCTACGGCGACGTGGTTTCCCTGGCCGTACTCAACCCGACCGGCGTCTTCTTCGACCAGCGGTGCAGGGAAGGAGCGCAGCTGCACGGGGAGGACCCGTCGGCTGCGTACGGCGGTACCTGGCACTGGCCCGAGCGCGAGGAGTCCTGATCATGGCAACCCTGCTGCGCGGTGAAGTCCGCGCCATCCTCCAGCCCGCCGGACACGCCCAATACCAGGGCGCCTACTGCCCGCCCGGCGTTCCCTTCAAGGAGGTCAGGAGGGGCCCGTTCGACGGGAAGGCAGACATTGCCGTACGGCCGGACGCCGACGGCGAGTTGCCCAAGCTCATGACCTTCGGAGACGGGCAGGTCGTCTACGAGTACGACGGCCGCGACAACAAGAACCGCGCGGTCTACCGCTACGCGCCGAATCTGTCGTCGTCGCACCGTGACGTCATGAACGGCGTGGCCGAGGTCTACGCCGAGCACACGATCAAGCAGGCCAAGGGAGGCCAGGCATGACGGAGATCGAGTTCCGCAGTCTCGACGAGATCGAGCTGCGGGTAGGCGATGGTGAGGACGGCTCGTTCGAGGGCCGGGCATGTCAGTACGGCGTGGTCGACAGCTACGGCACCACGTTCCACCCGCGCGCCTTCCGTAAGGGCCTGAAGGGCAGCTACGCCCTGCTGTTCATGCACAGTCCCTACCAGCCCGTGGGGACGTTCACCGCCGATGAGCGGGACGACGGCCTGTACATCAAGGGCCGGTACGACGACACGGCGGCCGGGCGGGACGCGCGCACCATGGCCCGATCCGGCAGCGCCT